AAGTGATGAGAAAGCTGTTAAGTTTTTTGATGGTATAAATAAAATGTTTGGTGGTAAGTTATTTGGTAAACTACCTACTAATGAATCAGAAAAAAGACATGCAACGCTACAAAGAATAAGAGGATTAAGTGATCTTGAAGGTAAGTTTGAGTTATTATCCTTATTATCTCACCCTAAAACTGCAATAACTAATTTATATGGTGGTACTATGAATACCATATCTGATACAGGTTGGAGTTCTTTTAGAAAAGCAAACTCTACTGAGTATGTTTTAAAAATGTTAGAAGGTGCAGAATATAAATTTATTAATGAAAAAACTGGTGAAGTAGAACAAAGACGATTTGAAACTAGAAAAGATATAGATAACTGGTTAGAATCTTTAGGTGTATATGATCAGATGTTTTTAGATATGGTATCTATGGATAGAAACTTTGGTAGAAAAGGTTTTCGTGAGTTCTTTTCAGAGTACTTAAGACGTATGAATCGTGACTATAGAAGAGGTGAAATAGAAACAAAAGAAATGCATGAAAGAAGATCTAAAGCTAATACAATGGAAGTTATTAGAGATTTAAAACTTGAAATACCTATTACTGAAATAGGTGCTTTACCTATGAAATGGTCAGAACGTAAGCTGCGTGGTACTGCATTCTTGGCTAATTATATTAATATGAAAGAAAATGTTTTAGGAGATATTCAAGGACAAGTTGCTTACGATAGTCCTGTTTTAGTTAATTATGCATTGAAGGGTATAGAAGCCTCTCAATTTATGTATCAAGCTACATTTAGACCTAACTTTGCTAATACATCACTTGGTCGTGTATTGACTAGATTCCAGCCATATGCATGGAATAGTATTGGTAGACGTATGAGGTTGTTTAAAGAAGCTAGACAAGTTGAGTGGAATAGAGAGGTGTTAGCTAGCAAGAAGTTTCAAAGACAGTTTACTTTTGACTTGATGGCTCTTGCTATGGCTAACATTTTTGTTGCAAGTATCTTTGAGTATGCTTTATCACCACCAATGAATTGGTTACAAGATACTACTGCATTATTATTTGGTGATAAAAAGGAACGTGAACGTGCTTTCTTTAGTTCATATCCTCATCCTGTCTTAGCACCACTACAAATAGTAACACCACCTATTGGTCGTTTTGTGTTGTCTCCTATTACAGCAATACTTAACGGTGACTTTGAACAATTCAGAGACTATACTGCATATAGTTATCTACCTTATGGTAGGTTGCTACGTGATGGATTACGTACGTATAATAGTCCAGCTATGGCTGTGGATTTCATGACTGGACTACCATTACGTCAGTTCCATACTTTGCGTAGAGAACAAGTTGAATCTCAAAAAGAACCTGAACTAGATGTAGCTGACTACAGTACGTTCGAAGACTAATTACATTTCTGATTCGTAAACAAACTCACCCCAATCTCCACATCCTGCACAGTATCCTATATGTATATCTCCAAACTTATCTGTTTCACCACTAGGATTACTACCAGTATTACATATAGTACATACTAATAAACCTGGATCATCTTCTATTTCTTTTGGACCACTATCTTTTATTTCATCTACCATCTTTTTTATCTTTTCAGTAAATATAATGTTATTGGGATTTAAGTGTCCTTCTTTTTCAATGCTCCATTCTTTTTTTTCTTTTTCGGTGGCTGATGTTTTTTCTTCTTTTTCCATTCTTTCTCCTTTTTTTTATTCAATTTTTTGGCCTACAGTTAATATACTAATATAGTTTGCCAACCAATTTGTATTTGCTTGCAAGGGTTACACAGGGTTCAATACCTGCCCGACTCCTTTTAAGCCGTATTTAGTAGGCCAAGTCTAAAGACAGGGGAAGAGCATGCAAACTCCTCCCCTTTTAGTGAGTATATGATAATAAATACTATAAATCGTTTACACGATCTAATAATTCTTCTAGTATAATCATCTCTTGCTTAGATACAAATGGTGCTTTTTTATAGTTAACTAAAGCTGCTTTCACTAATAATACTTCAGCTGGATTATAAAATACTAATGTCATTTCATGTTCACTCATTCGTAACTCCCGCTTTTATTTACATAACCTTTATACTGATCAGTGTTATCTTCATTATCTTCTGATTCTCTGATCTGTTTGTTATGCTTTTGTTTTAGCTCATCTTCAAGAGCCTTAATAATTTTTTGAGCTAACTTAATTATTATAGTAGCTTCATCTTTATTCATTTCAATCATCATTATTGTCCCTTTCTATTTTTACTAATCTTAACCATTCTGATAATGGTATTACAGCTAATGGTTCTTTTCTATCCATCCTTGTAACAACTATATCTACGTCATCACCATGATTGTCAGGATATAACCAAGCTGCTATTTTTTTCCTACGTTTTGCTTGTACACAGTAATCCTCTACCATTACGTCAACAACTTCTGATTTACCTAATGATCTACCATCAGAGGCATAGGCCCTCTTTGCAGAGAGCCCAGCATCTTTAGCTGCATTGACAACTTCTCTTTCGAGATTGTTACCACGTACTTTATTTTTATGCGTCATATACTTCCTCAAACATAATATCATCTTCCCATTTTCTTAGTATGATATGTATTTCTCTATCACCTATTCCAATTACGAATCCATAATGTTTTCCTAAAGCATTGCTTTTATATACTCCAATAGATAACATGTTGAAAAACACTAATGCTTTTCTGTGTATATTATCTGACTTTTTATTTTCGTATTTTATCATTGTATTCCTTTCAAAGTTCTATTCTTTTAAATGTCATTGTTTCAGGATTAAACTCTGTAACAAATTCTAATCTACCATCATCTCTTGATTTCTCAGACATAACAGTCCTATAAATTTCGTTACGATTACCTTTTAAAACAATAACTTTATCAGCTTTTTGTACAACGTTTGATGAGCCTTTCAAAGAGTGTAACCCAACTGTACCTTGTGATGCACTTGCTTTATTCAAATGATGTATTGCAAATATCAAAGTGTTATTACGTTGTGCAATCTGTTTGAGTGCATCTATAATTACATTTTGTTTTTGAATATCACCATCAAACCTATCAACTTGCATCTCATCAGTAGTATCTACTACTAATATATTAGGTTCATATTGTGCTACAACTCTTTTCACAGCTTCAATTTCTGGAGCAATAACCATTATATTTAGATGATCTAATTCATCTTGCAAAGAAAAGTCTGGATCATTTTTGTATTGATTAATAATCCAATCACTTGTTTGTTGCTTTGCAATCTGTCCAAATCTTCTCCATATTAATATTTCATTCATCTCTAATGATAAGAACAAAGTATCTTTCTTGGCTTTTGCTACAAGATTTTGTACAAATGCAGTCTTACCCATACCAGTATCACCAGAAAATATTACTAACTCTCCTGGTTTAAATACATAGTCTGGTGCTCCTTCGAATACATCTGATATGTTTACACTTCTTGCAGTCAGATCATTTTCAATATACTGTTTAAATGTATCTTCTAATGAAGCTACATCACGTATATCTAATACATAATCTTTACGTTTGAAGTGTATACATTTAGGATCACAGTATTCCATAAGTATAGCATCATCACATCCGTAAATGTATTGATTGTCATACACATTTGATACTGTTCTTTCTATTTCAGATATATCAAGTTCACCCTGAGACCATTTAGCAATACCATTTAGTGCTACAATAAATGGTATTCCAGCTCTTTTCCAAGAGCTTACCATACGCATCATATTTTTATTTCTTGAACCTTGCGTCGGTCCTTCATTAAATATATGTTGCACACATGTAACTACTGAATTAGTATCACCACTTCTCATAGGTGTAAGACTAACATTTTTATTTATGTTAGATATAATAGAACTTTGTAGATAAGGTTCAACAATTACGCTATCGTCATTATACGTTGCATAAAAATTAGGTTTGGATCTTTCATAATCATTGTATGTTTTCTTAGACTTTGCTATTGAACATACTTCATCATATGTTATTGTCCAAATATCTTCCAATGGTAACCAAACTTTAAACAAATTAGTTTTAACATTACGTGACCATTTTGATCTAATGATTCTAGTCTTATCGTATATATTATCACCAAATGTAAAGTGTTCTGTCATTGTTGCTTTTACTTTTGTATGTAAGTTTTTATTTGGTTGAAACCCAAATACATTAAGTAACTCAACATGATAACCAGTACCACTGAACCAGATATTAATATGGCTACTGTCAATACCAAAATCAAACAACTCATTACAAACATGTCGTAAATAATTTTGTAAAGATTCTCCATCAATATCTCCTTTGTCTATGTCAATAATTATTCTATCAGGATATATTAATCCAGAATAATTCTTAACTGATTTATGCTTCATAACATGATCAACAAATGTATTATCAAACATGTAGTATGATCTATACATTTCTTTCTTGAACGCATTTTGTTTTTCTATTTCTAAATAGTTTGTGTAAGTATCAATTTTATTTCTATTGTTGATACCTCCTTGAACTATTTCTACTATCCTATTTTCCATCCTTTTACTTTCCCACTTTTATGTTCTACTTCCTCTAATGTAATACCATATTTCTTTAAAGTATCACTTGAGCGTATGTCTCTAAATGCTCTTGAATATGTACTTGCAGTGTGTACTTTTTGATGTGCTAATCTACCATATAATGGTAAAGCATTTTCCAAATCGTAACTGAAGAAAACATTATTTTTACTTTTAATGCTTTGCAACCATGCAATTATTATATCTTTTGCACTCATTAAAATGGTACTTCCTGACCACTAAATACTTCTTTAGCAGTCTCTACTTTTGCATCAGGTTCGGATGTAGACTTATCATAGTCTTTTGGATAACCTTTTGCTATTTGTTGATTAAATCGTGACTCTAGTTGCTCTTTTGCAAGAGGACTAGATACAACTCCCCAAGTATTACGTTTGTATTTACCTGTTGATTTGTAACTGATACAAGATACTTGCTTATTCATTAAAGATTCTAATGATTTAGTATCTAATGTACCATTATCACTTACATTCAGATCACATTTTGTTGCTACAAATAATGTATTCAAATCATCAGGATATGCTAACCCTGTAACTACATTGTTTGTATCTTTCTCAAAGTTCTGATTTACAAAACAAGTATAAGTATATCCATTGTTGTCATCAGTCAACTGTAACTTTAAACTCATATCTGTGTATTGTGAATCCATTACTTGAACATCAGTGATAGTGCAATCATTAACAAAATAATTACGAATCTTACCACTTCTGTTACTTATTTTAGTACCTGTAATAGCCATTACTTAGTATCCTCCATATTGTCGTTAATATAATCTGTGGTTTTATCATTGATAGCATCTTGCATTGCATCGTTATGTGTATCCATATGATCATTTAATGCATTATGTATCTTTTCTTTATCAATGAAGTTATATCCATAATCACCTTTCTTATATGCTAATTTAACTAACACATAATCACCAAAGTCATTTGATATAACTTGAATGTCTCCTTCATTCATACCAGATATACGATGTTCACTAGGCATTTTCTTTTTCGCCATCAGTTCCTCCATCTTTTATCTGTTGTTCAAAGTAAGATGTTGTTGTATTGACACGTATTTTAGTATCAAAATAACCATCTTGTCTTTGCTTTTTATATTTTAAGTATGCTTCATCACCCATAAAAGGTGCAGCAGTTGCAGCTAATTTATCTAATGCTTCTAGTTCTTTAACAGTAACATGAGATTTCTTTTGTGCAAGTTTAGCATTGTCTACTTCTTCTTTTGAAGCTATTGAATAGCCTCCACCAAAGCCAGCAAATGCTAATGCTCTACCAACTGCAGATGTTTCACAGTTTTCTAGAGCTGATGTTTTGTTCACAAAGCCTGTATTGTCACGCTCTGCTGCGTGTCCAACATAATACCATTCAGGTTTGTTTTCTTTGTCAGGGTATACTGTAGCCATAACTAAATACTCGTTACATCTTTCACCTGATGGAGTATCTGTAATATTATTTACAGAAACTAACTTAGGTTCTATTGTAGCATCGGGGTATTCAGATAGGAAAGCATCTAAACGATCTTTTACTTCAGTATATTCTTTACCTTTGAACTTCATATTCAAATTACCTTTCGTTTCTTATTATTATTATGCTCTATTGAGCCTTGTAATATATTAATTAATACACACAAAGTCAACAACAAACATGCGGAGCCATGAGTAGATAGTGGATATAGAAGAGGTATAACACTCCGCATATTTGTTATTTATTTTATGTATATAATCCAGTAGAATCTAGCGACATAGTTGGGAAATTGAAAGTAAAATCTTTACAATAAGGTTCTTCTTTCAATATCTGTTTTACGCTATTGCATATAAAACTACCAGACATATTACTACAATAACTTGTAGCTCTAGCATTGCAAGGATCATCATCACCTTCAGCATCAGAGTACCAAGTCTTCTTATACTGAGCCAATGTAGGATTCTTAAATGTGTATTGTTGATAGTGTTCTGCACCCATTCTACCGTCTATCAACACATCTGGTTTTTCTAGTTTCAATATGTTAGTTACTGCATCTAACCTTGCAGCCATAGAATCAAATCCCATGATTACAATGTTATTATGTTCTGGTGATATATTCCTAAACTCACCATGATGTGCATATACATTCATTGATGGATTAATTGCAAGCAATCTATCTCTCAATGCTTCGACTTTAGTTTTACGTAAGTCGTTATTATCGTATACTGAAACACCTATATTAGGACTTTCTACTATATCCATATCATATAGATGTACAGTAGTTGCACCCATCTTAGCCATTGTCACAGCTGCGGCACTACCAATAGCACCGCAACCTAGAAAATGATAAGCGTATTCACCAAAGTTTGTAACTATACCTGAATACCTCTCATTCATTTGAAACTCCTTTCGAATGCACTGTCAGCAATAGCTTGTGCTACCATACCGTCAGTGTCATGTTCTGTTCCCTTAACATATATGTAATCTTCTGCTAATGCAACATTGATTACTAAGTCAAGGTTTTCTTGATTTAAGTTTACAACTCGCAACTCACTTTTCTCTCTTCCTAATTTTCTATTTAGGTTTCCAACTTTCTTTCTACAACTATCGTAATCATTATCCATTACGTAGTCTTGAAGTATGTTATCTAAATCAGCTTCAAGTTGTATTTTCTCATTATCTTGTTGATCTTCCCACATACCTATCTGAGCATAAGTATGTTGATAAGGATTATATCCTTTGCGTATTGTAGGAGTTTTGTACTTCTTTATTTCAAACTTAGGTTTAGTACATAACTTCTCTACTTCTTTCTTGATTGTATCTGGTATTTCATTCTTAACACTTTGTATTTGTACTTCCGTGTCAGTATGTATACCAGTTTTCCAATCACTAACTCTCAAGATTTGTTCACCTTTTAAGTTAATTACTAATGCAAAAGCATAGCCATTACATTTAGATTGTTCTATTGCTGCATGATCTGTACTTGACCAGAACACTCCCATAGTATGATGACTATGCCACCAGCATAACCAATACGGTTCTGATACATTTGCTATCTCTTGTTTCATATAGTATTCAGCAAGTGCATCTTGAGTTATATCAGTATTACCACCAGTGATTTCTTGTTCTAGTATACAAGGTTCACTAAACACAAACTGATCGTTTACATATTTAACTATCATGTAACCACCAATCTCTGCTTGATGTTCATCCCATGCATATTGTGCGTAATGTTGAAGTGTATTCCAATCATCATTACTCATTATGAATTTACTCATGTTACGTCCTCCATCATTTGTTGATCCATTCTATGTTGTATTTCTTCTACACTTAAGTGTGCAGTTTCTGTCAGATCTTCATCATCTGGATCAGGATCTGTTATTTCTACTGCTCCAAATGGTAAGTCTGCATTAGGATTTACCTCTACTGTTTGTAAAGGATTTACTAACTTTTCTTGAAGTTGTTCTTCTAATACTTGAACACTATCTTTACCAAGTTTAGGCATACCGTCTTCTATGTAAGCTATAACACGTTTCATAGCAACACTATAACCGTAAGTTCTTGACAAACATTTATCTTCTTCAAGCATAAAGTCAACTGCTGACAACACACTATACAAAAACTCATAGTATCTATTTAGTAAAGGTAAATTAATCTTGTAATGAAGTGTACCTTCTTCAAGTTCTAATTTATCTGTATCTATCATACCTAGTTCATCATGCATGTATTTTAGTGCTTCAGTTACTTGTATTTGATTTGGAACATATTTTTCATGCATACAATCCCATCCAAATACTGCTTTCTGTTCATGAATCGTAACATCTTGTTTAGATATATTACCATAAGCAAATAAAGCGTATTGTAAATCAGAATTTCTTGGCATCCAAGAATCACCAGTATGATATGATAGTTCTTTGAATAACTCCATATTTACAGGTAAACAATCACCAATCAATTTATCATGCATATATTCAAAATTAAATCCACCATAGTCTTCTACGATGTCAGCATCAAATTTATCTGCTGGTATTGTAACGAATGAATATGTAAGTTGATTCAATGGATTAGTATCGTGTAAATCATAACTCATCCAATGAGATATATTATCTGCTAGACTTACAAAATCCAATCTAACAAATGAATCTTGAACATCATTTTGCATGTTACCATAGCATACATGATGCATTCTATCTATATCTTCTATATCTCTATTAGATGAACTGATATATGGAAATGATCTGTAACCATTCATTTCTTTACAACCACCCCATCCCAAGAATGAACTGTCAGTGTATCTAAAACTACTTCTGTTTGTAGATAAACCTGCTCCAACTAAATGATTATCAATCGTTCTTTGTATTCTGTATCTTTCACCATATACATCATTACCATTCAATGTATCAAAATCTCTTGTAAATAAAGACTGAAATACAATGTAAAATGGCATACTAAATGTCAAAGATACATCATGACAATATTCCAATGTACCATATGTTTTATTCAACTGACTATGAACAATAGGTATCTTTACATTTTTGTATGTTAAGTTTAGTTCAAGTTCACCAGTCAAGAATCTAAGTAATTGTACTTGTTCTTCAGTAGGTTCATCTTCCATGCTTTCATTTCTGTAATATCTGAATACAAACTCATGTTGAATATTTTCATCTAATCCAAATATAAGATCTGCTTCATCCATCTTTTCTTGCATTCTACTTAACATATCTGCAACAATACCTTTTGCTGTTTCAACATCAGTATCTGTTGTAGCTTTTCTACTTCTTAGCTCTTTCAATAACTGATCTACTTCAAGTAATTGATCTTTGAAGTGATTACTATTGTATTGAGCATTACGTTCTCTGTTGAACATTGTTTCTAATGAACCAGTTTTCTTACCAAACTGATACAAGTTGTCCCACAGAACTTTCTTAATAGTATCTTTGTATCCTGGTGACCACCTATAAGTTCTTGTAAAACTAAGAGGCTTTATAGGTTCTACCATAGACCTATTACCTCCTATATATCTAGCTGTAAGATATCTATCATTAATATGTGATAATCTTTGTGCTACCATATTAGAAGGTCCTACTATCATTTCCTGTGAAATGTTGTCAAGATTTATCTCAACATCATCCCAACTTTCTTTAATCCACATAAACTCTCCTAAGTTGTGAGGGGCAGCCTATAACCAAAACCACCCCTCGTTATTATTAATTAAGGTTTCCACCTTTCTTTCTTTCAGTATTGAAAGCAACAAACGCCCATCTTTCACCTTCTGGTGCTGATGGATGCATCGGTGTTAACGATGTTCTCAAGTTTGCTCTTTGCATATTGACTCTGATACTACCTTGCGGATTCTCAGTATCAATACCACTGTAAGAAGCTGGATCAACTGTTTGTAGATATTCTACTAAATCACGTACACTACTCAAACCCTGTGCTGCGTCTGAAGAGTCTACTACCCACTCTGTTGAATTAACCTTATAACGAATGCCAGATATCTGGACTTCTTGTGTTTCATCACTCATTTTCTTTTCCTTTTTGATCGTGCATATCAGCTACCATTAGGAAATACAAGCTGTAAAACTGATATGCCTTAGCTTTATTTAAGTAACTAGATGTTATCTCATCTGTAATTTGAGTCTGTAAAATAGTCTCAGCTATTACATATATCAAACCATCTATTACTTCTTCTATTGACTCTTGAAGATTGTTTCTATTAATACTTTTACATTCTTCTAGAGTTACTGGTACTTGATGCTCATAACTTTCTGCACCATCTACCAATCTTTTATCTGCAATAAATACACTCTTGTCTACTATTGCATTCTTTAACTCAAATGATTCTAAGTCTTTACATGAAACTAGTTGTTCACCAGCCCATATCATTTCTTCTTTGAATCTTCTGAGTATTTCTTTATTATTTGTTTCCATTACGCACCAACCTTCTAACATATTTAATTGATTCATAAATACAACAAATACATACAGCAAAGAATATTATTTCTGTTACTGTTAGACATGCAAAATATAACACGTCTAGATCTACATCATAATACATATTTACCATCCTTGTTTGTCTTGATTGTTTTGTCTATCAAATTTATCTATCCAAGATTTTGTACCATTTCTTTTGTAGTTAAAAGCATACCAAGCTCCATATCTTTTCCAGAACTTGAGTCTACCTTTTTCTCTTTCCACTTTTGAAAGGGCTTTATTTCTTGGCTGTATTACTTCATCCATTCAACCTCCTAAGTCTTACATGAATATATTTTATTGCAAATTCAAGATAAAATTCATATGATATATTGTTTCTTTCATAATACAATGCTTTTCTAAATAAATCTATATCTATTTTGAACATTGGACCAAAGATTTTATATTTATGTGGTGGCCTACCATACATTCCATCTTCTACTAGTTCTTCATCAGTTTTTGGTATTCCAAAATAACACCAGTTAGTATTGTTATGATATCGTTCCCACATCTGTTCAACACGAATAATTTGATCTATATCTATTGTAAAATCTAAATCCATATTGAATATATCTTTCATCTTGATACGATGTTCATATCTTTCTAACATATCTTGAGAATACAAAACTTCTGTGATATTTGGTTTCATATCTACTCCTTTCTAAATTATTAGATAGACAATACATAGTATTTCCCTGCAGGTTCTATTACTATGCCAATGTTTTACAATTGTTGCAGTGAACTGCATCATAAAACTGTACAACGTTGAGAGGTTGCCTCTATTGTTTATGTCTATCTAAATTTTTGTCACTGACAAGGGACTTACAGTCTCAATAATATCTTCGCTATATCGTCACATAGTTATTTTCTTATTGATTGTTCACATGTTGGCCAAATAAATCATATTGATACGGCTATCAATAATCCTTATCAACATACAAACTGACAAGCCCAGGGACTCACAACACTTACATCTGCATCTTGCATGTCAGATGTCCTTGTTGCTAACCCTTTACGCTAAAACATAGGATTACTCCTTTCTTTTGTTAAGGCAAGTGCGGCTACTACAAAATGTTCACCGCACTATCAGCCACCGAAACTATCTCCAGCTCTCTAACCAATCCATAAACTTGTCAGCGGCTCTATCGGCCTTTGCTTTCTGCATATTAACAAGTTTACGTATTCGTTTTTTACTAACTGATCTTTTATTATATTGAGGCTTAGCCTTCGATTGTTTCGTCTTCATAGTACTCTGTTCGAGTTGTGTATGGCCTGACTAGTTCATGTTGCCTCCTCTCGTCTAGTCTTTTCACTCTTTCCCACTGATACTTATCATACATTCTTTGTATATCAAACTTCAGTTTTATAATTAACATTGCTAACATACCTATACTTACAATAAGTAATGTTACCAATACAATCATCATTATTAAATTACTCATAGTTACCTCATTCTGTTTATAAACCTATACATATTTATAGCGTTTAATGTTGATATTCGTTCCAATATATTGAATGGAACCTTATTAATCTTACTAACTGTATCGTTAGGTATTTCTGCTCTACCATAGCAAGACAATCTATTATAGATTAGACTTTCTAGATAGATACGGTTATTTATATTCTTATTCATAGTGGCTTTCCTTTCTATTCGTTCTATTGCCTTATTGTAGGGTATCTAATATAAATAGGGCAAATACATACATATCTGCCCTATCAGAGTTAAGCACTTGGGAAGTCAATATCAGTATCAACTTTCTCACTTAATACATCAAGATATATTCTCTGGGTAGTATCTTCAGAGTTACCATTAACTGCATAAGTAAATAACTTACCTAACTTAGAACCATTAGCAAACAAAGACATATTATATCCTTTAGTCTCTATTCTCTCTACTACATCGGTTGCACTATATAAATCAGTAAAGTTATCTGCAACATAAGATATCAAAACTCTTTTAACTTGAGTTCGTTTATCTTCAGAACTTATCTTCTTACCATTTACATCAAGTAATCTCATTTTCATAGTATACTCACTATTCATTTGGTTTGTTATTATTTTAGCATTATTCAACCAAATTATAAAACAATGCTAAAACATCGGCGGAGGTAGTTTCTATATATACCACGTACACGAATTCTAGTTGCATTTTTGAAAAATGGGCCTTATATTGTATTTATGAAGATTCCAAAGAAAATGTTGTTCGATATGGTAATGTCTGGAAAACTCCAGAAATTAGATAGAAAAACAGATGAATGGATCGAATTTGATTTTGAGCCTGGGAACGAAGAGCATATACATGTAAAGAGTATGCATTATGCACAAGCTGAGATTGATTTTGTGTATGAGGCTTTAGAAATGAATGTTTGTGTTCTTAGGGAAATGAACTAGTAATACTTAAAGTATACTAACACATGTGTTAAGTATTACTTATAGTATACTAAGAAAAAATAAGGATGTCAAGTAAAAAATGATACCAAAGAAAAAAAAGAAACCTACAACAAAAGAACTGATGGGCATGTTAACTGGTGTAGCAATACAGTTAGAGCAGTTAAAAATGCAAGTTTACAACGGCGATAAGGCCCTAGATGAATATATGGACATGAAAGGTGACAAAGAAGACTTTGTAAAATTTTTAGAAAAAAAATATCCATTAGATGATAAAGATAACAAGAAGACTGAAAGTAAATAACTTTGAATCCACTGATTATGAAGTATATACCAAAGAAGAATTTCAAAAGATTGGTAAGAAATACAAACATTGGAACAAGTGTAACCCTGGTGATTGGGGAATTAGTGACGATGGTTATGTGGCTGAGTGTTTACAGCGTAATATTTATGGTACAAATGTTGAAATGGTGTTTCCATATGGTAGGCAATGGGCTAAAAAAACTGCTAAGTTAGAGTTTGAGCCTCATTATCATAGTAAAAACTATAGTAATGTGTCTACAAAGAGCTATGCAGAGCTAGAAGCAGGTAGAGGTAGGGCTGAATTAGCAATAGATGCATTCTTAGCCTATAAAATGGCAGGTGAAACACCAGATATGGATAAAATAGGTAGAATATACAGGCCTGATCAAAAAAATCCACAGGTTGCTGTAAGAAAACTACTAAAAACTAAAGAGGTTAAAAAAATTATGGCAGATAAGCTAAAAGAAATACTAGTAGAAAAAGATATAGATGAAGGATATGTATTAGATGTTATGAAAGATGCAGTAGATGTAGCTAAAGTAAAAGAAGATCCAGCTAATATGATACGTGCAGCTAAAGAATTATCTGTATTTTTAGATATGCAACCTAAGAATAAACAGGTTACAGAATCTATAGAGATGGATATGTCACATCAAATAGCTGATACATATGATAAACAGACTAAAAAGTTAAAAGCAACTCAAACGAGAATGTTAGATGAAGAAAACGATTAAATTAGAAGGTAAGAAAGATGATATGATACTGTTCCTTGCTGTACTTAAAGAAGTAGCAGAAGATTTTAAACTTACTGTAGTTATAAAAGATTGATGGATAAAAAGAAAATATTATTAGAGATGGAACAGGACATGCTTTTGTTCGGAAGAATGGTAATGCCTAATATGTTTAGTGAGAACTCACCAGGTTTTCATTATGATATAGTAAAAGAATTGGGTGCAGATGAAAAACAGATAAATATTATAGCACCACGTGGACATGCTAAGTCTTCTATAGTGGCTGGTGTATATCCTTTGTGGCATTTAATGATGGATAAAGGTACAAAAGTTATTGTATTGGTATCTAGAACACAATCGCATGCTACAAAGTTATTAGGTACAATAAAAGATGTATTAGATTATTCTCAAGAGTTTAGATATTTTTTTGGATACTGGGGACAGAACTCTGCTAGGAAGTGGACTAATACAGAAATAGAATTAAAAGATGGAAGTATTATTATATGCAAAGGTACAGGACAGCAAATTAGGGGAATTAAACATGGGAATCAAAGACCAACTTTACTTATACTGGATGATCCAGAAGACGAAGTCAATACAAAAACTGCAGAAGCAATGGAATATAATTTACGTTGGCTCCTGCAATCTGGTGTTCCATCACTTGACCCGCTACGTGGTAGAATTTGTGTCATTGGGACTCCGCAGCATGAACGGTGTATGGTGGAGACATTAAAAGACATGAAAGGTTGGAAGAATTTAATGTTTAGCCCTGACTTAGAATCTGGTACAGCACTATGGCCAGAAGTGTGGCCAATAGAAAAATTAAAAGAAAAGAAAGAAGAACTAGATAGTATTAACAGATTATCGGTATTTTATAGAGAATATTTATGTCAAATCGTAGGAGATGAAGATAATTTATTCCGTGCCGAAGATATTAGCTACTATGATGGATATATCGACAGAGATGAACAGGGATTGTCGAATCTCGTACTGACGAACATAAATGGTGAGGAAGTAGAAGAGATTAGACCTGTAAACGTGTTTACTGGTGTCGATCCCGCATCTAGTACTAAGAAAGGAGCAGACTATAGTGTTATATTCAATATTGCTATTGATGGTGATAATAATCGTTGGGTACTCCCGTATTTCAGAAAGAGGGCGACTCCTTTAGATTTAGCAGATGCTATAATAAATAACTTCAAAGAGTATAGAAGTTCAAAAACTAGAATAGAATCTGTGGGGTATCAGGAGATGTTACGTCAATATATTAAAGAAAAAGCAGAAGAGATGGGTATGTTTATACCAGGATTAGAAATTAAAGAGAATCCTAGAACTAGAAAATCTTATAGATTGGAAAGTTTACAGCCCATCTTTGCTAATAAGAAAGTATTTATACAAAAAAGTATGCAGGCTTTAGTAGATGAGTTGACATTATACCCTAGAGGTAAACATGATGACTTATTAGATGGATTTTATTATGCTAATAAAAATTGTTATAAACCTGCTCACGAAGTAGAATCAGTATATGAAGAAGAGGATTATTTTATTCCTCAAAGAAAAAATTGGAAATTGATATAAATTACTTGACAAGCATTATAAAAAAAACTAAATTACAGATAAAACTCAATGGATAGTAAATACAACTTGGATATGAAAAAAATTCTTTCTGATCTACAGGTTAAAATACCGAAGGGCTATATAGAGGTTAAACGTGCCGAGAAACATACAAAAAAAGACAGCAGCAACAAGAAAACAAAACAAGACAGACAATAAAACTGTTTTTGGTTTTGATGATGGTAGAATTAGTGCATATACTATTCCTGAAGAAGTAGAGTTAACAAGAGAATTATTTACAGAATATAAGAGTTCAAGAGAACTTTGGGCACAAAAGTTTCAAGAGTCG